TTAACGTCATTTTTACGGCATTCTAAAATCTACCTTTTATAAATACATAAGGGAGTCTGTTTATTTTATAGGTTCCTTTTTTATTAAATCTTGGCTATTTTGTCATTATTTTTCTGTTTGGGGCTTGAAGAAATTCAGGTCCCTTTTTTTATATTTTATTTTGTAACTTTGGAATATTAATAATCTTAATTCAAAAACTATCTTATTATGGCTACAGAGAAAAAGCAAATCGTAGAAATTCCTTTTTTTTGTGCTAAAACGCAAAAAAACTACCCTAAAGGATCAGAGTATAAGGGTAAACGAAAAGACTTAGCTAGCAAAATGAAAGGCTACAAAGAACCTCAAAACAAAAAGTAAATGAGTACTATAACCGAATATGTCGACGTTGTAAGCGTCAGAGAGGCTAAAGAATATCTCAGAATTGACGACGATATAACAGAAAACGACGTTGAGATCGAGGGCCTTATTAATTCGGCCTGTAGTCTTATTGAAAACACGACTCAAGTATTTCTGAAACCTCAGAATAAAACTTATTTTGAGAATAGCGAGCCATGTATCAGGGTATATGCCTATCCTATTACTGCGGTGGTAGAGCCGACAGAGGCTACAGACTATGACAAAACAGAAAAGCAGTTGTATAGTAATTACGAGATACTTAACTCGACAGTCGAGAAAATTGTTTTAACGGTAGGCCATAGCGATACGGATAATATAAAGCCTCTTTTTAAGACGGCTATTTTTGAAACTGTTCGCTTGTGGTTTTATGGATCAGAAACCGAGACGGTTAATAAAGGAGTAATTCCTAATACGGTTATGGCTATGATTTCATCTGAAAAAAGATTTATATTTTAATGTTTGATTCTAGAAAAGCTCAAAAAAGGGTAGAGATTTATAGCGTCGGAATGACTGACGACGGATTCGGAGGGACTAAAGCCGTAGAAACTTTGCTTTCTACTAGATGGGCCAGTATAGACGATGTTTCTCAAGGTCCGATACAAAGTGAGTCAGGGATTAAAGATTTTAACGATGTTTATAAATTCACTTTCAGACACGACAAAAACCTTATTATAGACCCTAAAAAGCATAATCTAAAGTATAACGGCGTGAAATATTCTATTTTAAGCGTGAAAAACGACGGACATAGAAAAGTTTCACAGACTGTAATAGCTAAGAAATTTATAAATACCTGATGGGCTTTAAAATAAACACTAAAGATTTGGACCGGTTAGAGAAATCTCTAAGGAACGCTCCTAAGCGAGTAACTAAAGATATTGACGCTATTGTGTACTCGGCTGGCAATACGGCTGTAGCTGTAGCGAAAAGATATTCTCCGGTAGATAAAGGCGCGCTTAGAAATGCTATGAATTTAGAGAGGGTAGAGCCTTTACTTGTAGATGTTTATAATAATATTCCTTATGCTCCTTTTATTGAGTTTGGAACAGGTAAAAAAGTCGAAATACCGGACGATTTTAAAGAGCTTGCTAGTAATTTTAAAGGTGGTGGATCCGGAACATTTGAGGAGGGTCTAGAAAATATAACCGCTTGGTGTATAAGAAAAGGAATACCGGAGGAGAGCGCGTTCGCTATTTTTATGGCAATAATTAAAGTAGGTATTAATCCACAGCCTTTTTTATATCCTGGTTTTAAAGCTGGTAAAAAAATATTAATTCAAGATGTAAACGATTATATCGATAATTTTAGTTTAGATGGATAAGACACTACCTGACAAATGGATAAGGAAAGCTATTTACGACGCTTTTAATGATACGGTCGTAGACGGAAAAACTATTAAAGTTTTTGATAGTCACGTCCCTAACCCTGACGGAAATAATGACGCTTATGTGCTTATGACCGTTCAAAGTAATGACCTAGAGCATAATAAATGTGAGGATTTTTGGTCCTCCGATATAACCTTAGCCGTGACGACTTGGTACCAAGGAACAGGAAATCCAGGGAGTAGGCTTTTAGGAGATAATATTTTAGACGCTCTGAGAGACGCTATAAAAGACCCTTTAGACCTTAGCGGTGGAGGGTTAACAGTATTAAAACAAGTAATGAATTTTCCTAGAGATTTAACTAGCGATATGCCTAACGGAACTTTATTTAGAAAATTTCTAAGATTGGAAATGCGTATCAAATAAAATTGTAACTTTGAATATTAACATAAAATAAAAATCAAATGGCAACATTTATCAAAGGAGACACTAATATTTTGTCTGTTCACGACGGGACGGCTTACCGACCTGTAGCGTGTTTAACTGCAAATAGTCTAGCGTCTACATTAGAAGTCTTAGAGACTCGAACAAAATGCGATCCAGGTGTAGTAATTACTAACGCCGGAGCTTTCGCTTATTCTATAGGGGCCGAGGGTCTTTATATCGATACTGGAGTCGGAGGAGACATCACTAAGGCGTCCCATGACTGGCTACTTATCGAGCAACAAGCGAAAAACACGCTTACATGGAAGTTAGACACAGGGCTAGCTACAAACACGGCCTATTATGGGACGGCTGTAGTAACAGACCTCAATCTTGACTCTCCTACAGGCTCAGAAAATGCAACTTTTAGCGCGACTCTACAGGGTAGCGGTGCGATTGTAACGACTGATCCGATAGTTTAAATTAATTAAAACAGAAAAATAATGAAATCAAAAAAAGTAGCTAAAATTAAGCTAGGAGAAAAGATGCGTTCTTTTTATTTTGGGCTTGGTTTTTTAGGTTTGTTTATAGAGGAAAGCGGAGTTTCTTTAGAGGACATCGACGAGGAGTTAAAGAAAAATCCTTTTAAAAGGATTCCTCAAATAATGTATTATTCTTTAGCTTTTGGTTTTGTAAAGCAAGAGCTAGAAATTCCTTTTAAAGTCTATGACGTTATAGACTGGATTGATAACGATGGAGGAATAGGAGGTCCGGCTGTAGCTGAATTTTTGAAAGCCTTTAACGAAAACAGTAACGCTAACCTCCCGGAGAACGAAAAAAAGAAAACGGCCGTAAATCCAACGGCCCGAAAAAAATAGGAATAAAGGGTTTTAATGCTGACTTTATTTCCTTTGCTTTAGTAGAACTCCGAGTTAACGACTTAGAAAAAGTCTATGATATGACCTTATCAGAATTTAGGCTAAGGGAGTACGCATACATGAGGGAGCAACAATGGGATTGGGCAAAACATCGTTTAGTAGGTTTTATGGCTATACGATCGTTTAACGTTAATCCTAAAGACATACCTAAAAAGGAAAGCGATGTTATACAGCTTGATTTTGTAGATGGAGGAAACTCTATCGGTGTTATGACTGAGGCTCAAAAAATAGCTATGGATAAAGCAAAGGAGAACTATTTTAAGGAACTTAAATTAAAAGCCATTGAACAGCGAATTTAAAATCACATTAGGGGCTATTGTCGACGGGTTTATAGACTCTATAGACAAGGCCCTTGATTCTGTAAAAGGATTAGGGTCAGATTTTGATACCATAGCCTCCAATATGGACGTGGCGTCGCAAAAAGCTGGTGCGTCTATAAAGAAAATCGGAGAGGGCGCTAAAGATTCCGGGGTAGATGTTAACGACCTTGGTAGTAAAATCGAGGCAACCGGAAAAAACATTAAAGACTCGGCCGGTAATTTTAAACTTTGGGAACGATCAGGATTATTATTCCAGGAACTAAACAAAAGAACCTCCGGATTTGGTCGAGAGGTCTTAACTTTAGGAACCGCTTTAAAAGACTCGTTTTCTGTAGGAGTAGCCGGAGCAAAGGCTTTAAGGGTTGCTTTAATATCTACAGGAATAGGGGCTTTAGTGGTAGCATTAGGGCTTATTGTGGCGTATTGGGACGAAATAAAGGGCGCGGTCGTAGGTGTAAGCGCGGAACTTTCAGACCAAAGGAAAGTACTAGAAAAGCAAGCCGAATTAAGACAGCACGAGCTAGACCTTTTAAATGCGTCGGATAACGTATTAAAACTTCAAGGCAAGAGCCAAACCGAGATTAATAACTTAAAAATTAAACAGCTCGGTCTACTTCTAACGGAAAAAGAGCAAATTTTAGAAAACTTACGAGTTTCTTTAAAGAGCGCACAAAAACAAGAGGAAACATATTTTGAATTTGCTAGAAGTATTAGACAGTATTTCGTAGATATACAAATTTCAGTAGCTAAATTTATTACCAAAACAGGAAACTTTATTTTAAAGGGGTTTGTCGGAGTAGCTAAAGGAATTTTAACGGCTATGGAACCGATTTTAGAGTTAAGCGATAAGGCTCTAGGAACCGATTTAACCGCTAATATTGATAAGATAAAAAGCAAATTAGGAGGACTTAAAATTCCGGACTTGTCAGGGGCTATACAATTTATTTCTGACAAAATAGCTGACGCTTTAAACCCGGATAGACCACTTTCAAAAAACCTAGAAAAAGATTTTAAAGCTATCGAGATTGAGGTAGCTAAAATAAAAAATAAAATAGCTGGCCTTAACTTATCCAATTTCAAAATAGCTGTTAAATTTAATGCAAAAGAGTTAAGCGTCGGAATTTCTAAAATTGAGGAGGACTTAGCTAAATTAAGCCTCGCATTTTTAAAAGAGACTGATTTTGCTACTAAGACAGCAATCCTTAAAAAGCAATTAGACAAACAAACCGAGTTAATAGATTTGCAATATAAAAAAGCGATCGTATTAGCTGGAAAAGATAAACTCGCTAGAGAACAGGCGACTATCGAAAAAAATACAGCTCTTTTAAATTTAGAGAAAAAATATTTTAATAATCTATCCTCGTTAATAGGTCAAGAAAACGCGACTCAAGTAGCAGAGATTAGAGCTAATAACAGCCGAATTTTAAAAGAGAAATTAGACGCTTTAAAAGAAGATGTAAATATTAATAATCTTACTAAAAAGGAGCGCGCTAAATTTAACCAGGAGATCGAGGCTTTAAAAGTGGAGTCTCATAATAAATCTTTACTAGAGCAAAACGCTTATTGGCAAAAATTACTTGACGGAGACACTTTAAACGGTCAGCAAAGAATTAATGCCGAAAAAATAATACAGGCGAATTTATCTAGTCTAAGGACTACAGGATTTAATAGTGTTTTAACCGCTTTAGAAACATTTAATTTAAAGGCTGGAGAAATAATCACAAACGGAATATCCAAAACTTTTGAAAATTTAGGAGCGTCTATCGGCGAGGCTATAGGGACAGGGGCTAACGCTATCGCTTTAGGTGGATCGGCTCTTTTAGGTACTCTTGGAGGTCTTTTAGTACAATTAGGAAAAATGGCTATACAGGTCGGAATCGGTATTAAGGCCGTAAAAGTAGCTTTAAAGTCATTAAATCCGGCTATTGCAATCGCTGGAGGAATTGGACTTATCGCTTTAGGCTCGGCATTTTCTAAAGGAGCTAGCAACCTCGCAAATTCTAGCGGTGGCGGTGGAGCGTCAGACTCTAGCGGTGGCGGTGTTAGTGGATCAACTACAAATTCTTACGGAGCTGGTGGCGGTGGTTTTTCAGGTGGTCGGGTAGTTTTTGAAATAGCCGGAACTAAATTAGTAGGCGTTTTGAGTAATACTTTAAATCAAAATAGTAACTTAGGAGGAGACTTAACACTTGGTTAATAATGGCAAATAATTATAACTTACAATACTACGATGTTAATGGTATTTTGCACGAGTTAGGAATCCAAAAAGTAGGACTTATCGGGACTCCGATAGAAATTAACGGCTATTGTGAATTAAAAGCCAGTAGCGTAAAAACAGCCGATAGTATTTATAAAGGTCTAGGTCTAGAAATCAATCTACAGGCCGATACGACGCAAACATTTTCGGAATTTTTCGAGTCAGACGAAAGGACTTATAAGGTTACTTATGAGATAGACGGCGTTATTGAGTTTGTCGGATGGATTGAGCCGGATGGTTATTATGAGTCTTTTGTTGAGTCGGTATGGTTTATAAATATTACTTGCGTGGACGGGCTTAGTTATTTAGAGAATTTATCTTACGTGCAATCAAACGGGCTAATTTGGACAGGTAGACAAAAAGCCTTAGATATTATTATAAATTGCTTAGACCGATTAGAATTAAATCTATATATAAATACAAGTATTCAAATTCATTATACAGGCCTTTCTACAGGGTTAAACGTACTGGATAATATTTATATAAATTCTGAAAGGTATTACAGGGATGACGGCGAGACGATAATGTCATGCTCAGACGTTTTAAAAGACCTTTTGCAGATTTTCGGCGCGTCTATTGTGCAAAGAAAGGGCGAATGGTTTATCTATAAAATAAACAGCTTGTTTTTGTCGAGAACGCAAACTTTTCATCACTACCAGCCCGACGGAACTCCTGAGACTCAGGAAATCGTCCCTCTAGGTATTGAGATAGGATCAGAGGTTAACGATTTTCCACATTTCCATTGTAACGAAAACCAAAAAATAGGGCTTAGAAAAGCTGGAAAAAAATTAAGAATATATTATAAATACGGGTTTTTAATCGATTTAATTCCTAATCCTGACCTAGTTAGCGACGGCATAGGAGGTATGCCGGGATGGACTATTTTACAGCCGACAATCGTAAACGTGGACGGCGTAGACGCTACCCTTGAGGTATTAGCCGATAACGATACAACTTTAGACGCTTTAGAAATTAACCCTCTTGTAGATGTTCAACAGGGCGACACATTAAAATTGTCTATAGACTCAAGGACTCGTAATTATTGGTTTTCTAGACAGCACTATACAATTATTTTAGAGCCAACTGGAGGCGGTACGGATTGGCATTTAAACCTAGCCCTTGAATGGACCGAGGGAGGAACACCGGAAAAGATACCTTTTGATATTTTTGATACGCTAACAACTACGGAAATAAATTTCCCTCCGGCTCCCGTAGATGGAGACATTAAAATAATCATAGTAAGACAGGCTTTAAATTTAGGAACACCCTCGCCGATCGCTGACTGGGATATTTTATTTTATAGAATAGCTTTAACGGTTTCTAATCAAAATGTCGATGGTCTTAAAGGGGAGGTTTGGAATTTTGAAAACGAGGACATAGTAACCTCAAAAATTAGGGAAAATATAGAGATTTTTAACGGCGATTCTGAGTCCGATATATTTTACGGTAATATCTATAAAACAGACCAAGATACAAATACCTCGATATGGTGTAGAATTGTTAACGGCGTTAGTCAAGCTGAGGATTTGCCGATAATTCACTTATTAGGAGAGGATTTAATGAGATTAGTACAAGGTAACTCTAGAGTTTTCGAGGGAGACTTTAAAGGATATGTGCCTTATTTCTCAATTATTGAGATTGATGGACTAGACGGTTATTTTACTTTTTTAGAATATTCTCACGACTCTAGAAATGATATAGTAAAAGCGAAAATGATTAGGTTTTATGGGGATGACATAGCTAATTTAGACGTGGAAACTTATTTAGATTATGGTAATACCGTTAAACCTACCATAGTCGGATAAAAGAAAATTATGTAAATTTGAAATATGGCTACAGTAATTTTACAAGGAGACGTAAAAGTTTTAGAATTAAATGTCCCGGATATTGGATGGTTGCCGATAGGCTGTTTAACGAGTAACGGATTTGACGAGGCCGTCCAAATGCTAGGAACCACAACGCGAGACAATGAGGACGGATGGGTTTCGGCGGTCCCAACACAACAAGGTTATAGAATTTCTTTTGCTGGATTGGTCCCTTTAGACCATACAATAGACCCTTTGCCTTATGTAGATATTTTAAGGCTTAGAGAATTTAAAAGAGATAAACTAAAAATCGGCTGGCGAATGGTTTCTAACGGAATCGAGGAAAGTGGGTACGGTTATATTACCTCTATTGGCGACACGGCTCCGGCCGGCGATAATGTTTCTTTTAGTGGCGAAATTTTAGGAACAGGCAAAGTCATAGTGACTGACCCTGTAAACTTTTTGTTTGAAGATAATAACAATTATATATTTAATAGCTAGAAAATGGCCGATCAGAAATTAACAGATAGAACACAAACAACAACCTCCGACAATGATAATATAATACATATCGTTAAAGGAACGCAATCTTTTTCTATAGATAAAGGCGATTTTATCGGAGATAGAATGGATATAGCCGAGGGAAAAATCACTAATTTAGAGGGTAATCAGTATTCAGGGGTCGAGGTTTACGACGAGCTTACGGATCTCCCTGGAACCGGAACCGCTTTAGTCAGTTATAAGGTGGCAAATGACCCTACAAGCTCAAATAATGGTTATTATCATTGGAACGGTGCGTCATATACAAAAGACGCCGATCTCACAACTGGAAAAATTGAGGCCGGAGACGTAGACGCTATTAGCGGAGATACGGCTTTCGATGGGTTAAGGTTTAAGTCTAACTTAGAAAAAGGAAAAAACAGATTTAATAAACACGCTATAACCTCCGGGTCTATTACTAACGCTGGAAACTTTTTCGCTAGCGGAACCAATAGTCATACAGAATTAATGCCATGTACTCCAGGAGAGGTTTATATTTGTTCACACGAAATAAAATATACTTGTTATTATGACGAGGATAAGGTTTTTGTAGCTGGAGGCTTAAATCCTGTTTTAGCTGGAGTAACTTATACAATACCAGCCGGAGTTTATTTTCAGATAATTACTATTTATAATGTTTCTATAGATTCTATTCAATTAGAATTAGGAGACACGCAGACGAATTTACATTTGTATAATGAAAAAGTCCCTACTAAAAACGTAAGGGCTTACGAGCTTTTAGATATTGAGATTTCATTAATTGCCGATACTCATATAACAAATTCGGTTTCTAACTCCTCTATGAATAAACTCGCGGAGGACTCTATTTCTTTATTGAACAAAATACCGGCCGACTTTGGAGTGCATTTAGGAGACTTGATTAATTTTGCTGGTAGTCAAGCACAAACGGACGAGGCTGTAAGAATTTTTGAAAGGCTTAAAATACCTATGTATTTTGTAGCTGGAAACCACGACGTAAACCCTGACACTCAAGCGGAGCTTACTCAGTTTTATGATACGGTCCCGGATGCTTATTACAGAAACGCTTTTAGTTATGGAGATAATAGCTCTAGACTAGGATATTATCATGTTAACGTCAGGGGAATAAACCTAATCGTTTTAAACCAAAACTTTTATAATGATGCGACGGCAAACTGGAAAATAAACGACACTCAATTAACTTGGTTACAAACGACTTTAGATTCTATCACAGGATCGGACTCTAAAATTATTGTATGCTCGCATTTATCACTTACTGAAAATCTAAATGAAACGGCGTATTATAGACATGACTATACGCAAGCCGGAACAATTAGAGGGAAACTTGAGACATGGGAGACGTCAAATGGAAAAGTTTTAGGGTGTTTTAGCGGTCACGAGCATAAGAACACATTAAATTTAATAAACGGCATAAATTATGTTTGTTTTGACGCTCAGTCACAGTCAGCATACACAGGCGATTATGCTCAACTTTGTTTTGCTCACTTAAAATGGGTAGAGGCCGAACAAAAACTTTTAATAAACGGAATAGGAACTCAGACAAGTTATGAGTTTGACTATTCATAAAAAATAAATAAATGGCTCAGGAATATATAATGCCGGAAATAATGAAAGGCGACACGTTCGACGACTTGCAGTTTACTATAAAAATAAATGATGTAGTGGAGGACTTGACAGGCTATGCTATAGAATGTAAATTCCGACGAAACAATAAAAGAGGAACCGTCTCTAAAACCTTAGAAATCGGATCCGGAATTACGGTTACAGACGCTACAAATGGAGTCTTTAAGATTGATTCTTTTGATTTGGACTGGCACGCCGGAGTTTATTTTTACGATATTGAATTTACAGACACTAACGATTTAATTAATACATACATTTGTGGAACCCTAACGGTTGTGCAAGATGTGACATACACATAAAAAAATGGCGACAGAGGTAGAAATAAATATCACTCCAATAAATAGAGCTGTTACTATTGAGGTTTCGGGAGCTGTAAAAGGCGATCCGGGTCCGGCTGGAGCTGACGGACCACAGGGACCACAGGGAGACCCTGGACCACAGGGACCACAGGGAGACCCTGGGCTTGGAGACATGGACTCGTCAGTTTACGACCCTCGATCGGTAGTAGGAGACGCTTTTCTAGAGGACAACACAATAGGAGTTGCTACGTATTCGGCGACATCTACAGCTATAACGACCTTAGATTTATCGGCTTTCTCAAGTCATTATCAGATATTAACAGTTAATACAGATATACAGTTTTCAAATACTCCTCCTTTAAACTATTCATTTGTAAAATCTTTAAAAGTCAAAAGTTTAGTCGCTCAGACTTTAGGGTTTTCTACAGCAGACAAAGTTATAGGGGAATTTGTAGCCGACGGGTCTGTTAACATTGTGAGTATAGAGTTTTCTAACCACCCGACGGTAGGTCTTTATATTACCGTTTTAATAAATCAATAATATGGCTACAGCGATAAAAGTAACTCAAAACAGAAAAGACAAAAATCCTGAGTTTTTTGCTAATAATACGGTGGGAGAAATAATCAGAAAAAGACCTCCTGGAACTTTCTATGGAGTTGAAGCGGTTAACGGTTACTATCATACGAGGACGGATTTACATATCCAAGATGGATTTTGGGTTTTAATTCATAAAGATTTTGACCCTTTCACTCAAAAAGAAAATTTAAACAGAATAGTAAAAGCTACAGACGAGCAAGGAGAAATAATTCCTAATACTTATATGTATAAAATCGTCGAGTTAAATCAAAATCAAATAGACGCTTATTTACTGAGTCAAGAGGATAACGAGGACGAGGGCGACGTTTTAACAGCAGAGGAGGAGGGCTTAAAACTTATACGAAAAAGCCGGAAAAGATTTATTAGACGAGTAAAAAAAGGGCTTTTAAATAATAACCAAGAGGAGAAAATTCGCGAGGCTATATTTGACGCTTTCGTTAGGCTTAGTTTTGGCTCTTGGGATTTAGCTAAGAATTTTGCCGATCAAATACCAACACATAACAACGCTCTAGTAGAGGAGCAAATAGAATGGTTTCGAGTTCAAATAAATAATTATATAGATAATCAGTAATATGCAAAGGCGGTTATTTATAGAAAATCAAGGCGCGTCTCCCGAATATCCAATACCGGAAACGGTTGCATATTACCCATTAATTAGTGATAGCGTGGCTTTAATAGGTGGAATTAACGGAGTAGATACAGATGTAACCTATGATGTTCAAAGCCCTCCGGATTTTCAAAACTCAGCTAATATGAGAGATGAGGGCGAATATATAAACCTCGGAGATTCTGATTTATGGAGTTTTAATAACGGTCCGTTTAGCGTTTCTTTTAGGGCGAATTTTCGATTTACAAACGCAAGGGCTATAATTTCTAAATGGGGAGTAGTAGGAAATAGAGAATGGAATCTTATTTCGGCTGGAGCTGGAGCCTTAGCCGTAACTTTTTTAGATGAGGTCGCCGGAGGAAATAAGAAATACCAAACCGGAATATTCAAAATAAGTAATACAGGTAATTACTGGGTTGTAATGACTTATGACGGTACGAACGTCTCTTTTTGGGTTAATGGAGTTGAGCAATCGACGACGCTAACACCTACCGGGTCTTACGCTACTATGCAAAACACAGCCGGCGAGTTATGGATAGGGTCTATGCCGGAAAACATAAGCCTTGACATAGACGCCCATATTGGAGAGGTTATCTTATTTAGTAAAAAATTAGAGGCTGTAGATATAGCAATTATAAAAGATAAATACGACAACAGCCTACCTTATTATACGGAGTAATGAAACGTTTTTTATATATATTATTATTTATAGGTTTTAGCTTAAATGCTCAAATTCCTAATAACGAGGTCCCTTTTAACACTACTTATCAAATTAAATCTGTAACTTTGGACTCGACGCTTGTAATTATGCGTCCGATAAGTTATTTGAAAATAGGAGAGCTTTCAGGAAATGGTATATTTAAGTTTTTACCAAACAGAAAAACTAAAGAGCCGGCGACGTTAGAGATATTAAAATGTAAGGCTCCAATTAAAATATATGTAGACGTTAATATTAACCTGATTATATCGGAACAATGCGAGAACGTTCTTAATAATAATCCTATAGAGTTTTGTTTAAATGAGCCTTAGATCGGCAAAAAAATGGTGCGAAATTTTACTCCCGGCATTAAGCCAAAAAGAGCTTGAGTCGGCTAATATTATCGCTATGGCTCAAATGAAACACTTCTTAATTGGAGACAGAATAAGCCGGAGAGACATTGTAAAGCTAGTGAAAGGGAGGCCGTTAATAATGAATTATGAAAACGAAATAATAGGCTTTAAAAATTTACAAAACGCAATAGAAATATTAAAAAAACAACAATTAGAAAACACCGGCTAACATAGTGTAATTTTTAGTCATATTAACAAGGGGTTGTAATTCATGATCAATTATCGGCGTCGGTGTTTTTTTATTTATTACCTTTATATAAATATGGACTTAGCCAACAAATACAAAACGATTCTATCCGAGGCTGGAATAAACACTCCTTTACGATTGGCTCACTTTTTCGCTCAACTAGAGCATGAAAGTAATTTAAAGCCTGTTTCCGAAAATCTTAATTACTCAGCTAACGCACTTAGGAGGGTGTTTAAAAAATATTTCACTACCGATCAAATGGCTAAAGACTACGCGAGACAGCCGGAGAGAATAGCGAATAAAGTGTATGCTAATAGGATGGACAACGGTAACGAAATGAGTGGCGACGGATGGCGTTATAGAGGCCGAGGATTTATTCAAATAACAGGAAAAGCCAATTATACACAATTAACCCACGACACCGGCATTGATTATCTTAATAATCCGGATCTGTTACTTACAGAGGCCGATAGTATGATTTCGGCTCTATGGTTTTGGAAGTTGAGAAACTTAAACCATTACGCCGACATGGATAATATTAGGCAAATCACTAAAAGAATTAACGGAGGTTATAACGGTTTAAAACACAGGACCGAACTCTTAAAGAAATATAAAAC